TCGCCTTTCCCGGGGCATCTACGGCGATATGCGGGCAGCGCGTGACGCTGTTGCTCGCATCGAAACTGAAACCTCGGCTGCCCGCTTCTTCTACTGCGCCAAGGCGAGCCGCAAGGATCGGGATGATGGCTGCGAAGACCTTCGCCTTCGCGAGGGCGGCATGGTGAGCAACACCAGTGGCCAGCACATCACGCGGCGCGATGGTGGCGCGCCCGGCCCGGTCAGGAACCACCACCCCACGGTCAAGCCGACCGAGCTGATGCGCTACCTCTGCAGGCTGGTCACGCCACCGGGCGGCACCATTCTTGACCCCTTCTGCGGCAGCGGATCCACCGGAAAGGCGGCAGTCCTCGAGTGGTGCAACTTCATCGGCATCGACACTGAAGCCGAGTTTGTCGAGATAGCGCGGCGGCGTATCGCGGCGGCGCAGCGGGAGGCGGCGTGATGTCAGTCCAGCCGTCTCAATTCTGTCCGGTCGTCCGCAACGAGAACTTCGGCATAGCGATGCTGGCAGTTTGGGCAGACGAAATAGGCCACTGCGGCGGGATCGCCTTGCCTTTTCTTATCGGCCTGGAGCTCAGTCTCACAACGGAAGCAATCAGCCATGCGTGAATCCCCCATTCTGCTCAGTGGGCCCATGGTCGCGCCGGAAAAGGTCGGCGGCAAGGAGGGGAAGATTAGATGAGCCTCTTCCTTTCCCGTGACGAGCTGATGGACCTGACCGGCCGCAAGAACCGGTCGAAGGTTATCGCTTGGCTGACGGAGAATGGCTATAAGTACGAGGTGGCCGCCGATGGCTGGCCGAAAGTGCTGCGCGCAGCCGTAGAGGCTCGCCTCATGCCTTCCGCATCCAAGCGGAAGACCAAGGTTCAACCAGACTTCACGGCCTATGAGTCGCCCAAGAAAGCAGCGTAGCGGCCTTCCATCCTACTGCTACCGAGATCGCCGGAACGGCGCCTATTACATGCTTCTGCCGGCCCCCGAGGGAAAGCTGAGCAGACGCACGTACGGCGATGACCTGCACCGCATGCTCGATGAGTGGGCGAAGACCTGGGGAGCGACTGCGCCCCAGGGAGACACTGTGGCCGACGCGTTGGACGCCTACCTTGGCCAGCTTGCCCAAAGGCGATCACGCGGCGAACTGAGGGAATCGACCGAGAAGGATTACCGGAAGCACATCGACAAGCTGCGCCAGGTCTTCGGACCCGTATGTCTAGCTGACGTCGATGTCCCCATGCTTGTCCGGTGGAGGGACGTGCGCGGCGCGAAGAGTCCGACGCAGTTCAATCTGGAACGGACAGCGCTGCTGGAGGCGTTCAAGGTAGCCGTAGAGAGAGGAATGGTGGACTCGAACCCGGTGACCATGCTCGGGCGCATGAAGACCGCTCCCCGCGATCGGTACGCGACCAACGACGAGGTGAACGCTGTCCTGAAGCACGCCAGCCGGCCCGTGCAGGCCGCGGTCATCCTCGCCGTGTCTACGGGACTCCGGCAGGGCGACATCTTGTCCCTGCGGCGCTCGGATTTCGGACCGGATGGCCTAACGTTCCGGCCAAGCAAGACGAAGGGAAAGACCCGCAAGCCGCTGCATTTCCCCTGGACGCCGGGGATCCGCCTCGCCAATGAGCTGGCTGCCCATAAGGTGGCGAGCATTGACGGCTTCTGGCTGGTGAATCGGCAGGGGCAGCCCTACACGTCGGACGGGTTCCGCACGCTGTGGGACAAGGCCATGCGCAAGGCTGTCGAGGCGTCGCGCCCCGGAGAGAAGGAGGAGCCGACCCTACAGCGCTTCACGTTTCACGATCTGCGCGCCAAGGCCGGCTCCGATTCCGAGGATTGGAAGCTTCTAGGCCACCTAGACCAGAAGACGCACTCACGGGTCTATGACCGCAAGCCAAGGGTGGTTAAGCCGGCCCGTTAGCTACTTGGACCGCATCGCGCATTCAACCATTCTCGGGTTCCTTGGAATGAGAAGCTCTTCCAGGTCGAATTTGAGAAAAATTGAAGCACCAGCAAAAGATCATTCTGATGCATGTGCGTCCGGAGTTGATCGTAAAGACCGCCAGCGGTCCCTGCCCAGTCGACCAGCCATACGGATTCCTGCGTATGGTGAGCACCAAGAATCTTGAGGTAATCAATCAGGTGCTCATAACGGACTTCGCTTGCATGCTTGAGGTCATAGGTAACGATGAAGTAAGCCATCCATGTCTCCCTGTTCCGCTAAAAACCCACATGGGCCATAAGACGGTACAGAGACTTACGTCACGTTTCTAGTGGAAGTTTTTTAGCGACGCATGATGACAAAAGTTTGAACTATCAATAACTTGCTTCATTCTTGGCAGGGGATTGAAAATCCCCGTGTCGGCGGTTCGATTCCGTCCCCGGCCACCATTTTTAAGCGGTATTCTAGCTCATCGCTGATGTAGCCGCTAAAAATTTCCCCTCTTGCTAAAAACCTCGACCCTTTTGAGCTTGCATGGGCGCGCCCGGCTCAGGGGTCTGTGTGGCGCTCGCCGCGCCGCGGTAAGCGGATCTGTTCAAGGCCTAGGCCGTGGTGTAGATCCCACGGCCTTGAGGGCAGCTCATAACCTAGGCGATCCGCTAGAGCGCGTACACGCGCGCTCCACCCCGGTCCGCGGCATAGGTGCTCGACGACGCGGATCGCGAACTTCACATCGATCTCGCCAGGCGCCTCGATCATGGCCAGGAGATGGGCCTGTACAAGCAGGACGGCGCTGATGCCACCGCTGATGGCCGTTCGCGGGTTGGCCGCATCAAACCAAGGAGAAGGCGGCGAAAGATCTCCTATACCCCAGCGCGCATCAGCTGCGCATGTGATTTTTCCGTTGTCTAGCTTGCGTGGACTGCAAGACAAGTGGTGAAGCCGGATCAGCAGCCGCGACAGGCTGGACACGATGGCGATGAGATCGAGGCGAACGGGATCCATCGGGAAACCGTACGCCGGCGGCGTCTCAGTCTGTGCGATGCGGACGGAAGCGTGCCCCGGTCATCGGCTGTCGCGCGCCGGTTGGGCACGCCGCCAGGACTCGCGGGGCATGGTCAGTATGGCGGGGGCGCCTCTCGGCGCGCCATAGGAAAGTCCCGAAAGCGCCGGGCTACAGCAGGCTGGCCAGGTTATCGCCATCCCCGGCGCAGTTGGCAGCCGTATGGCGTGGCGGATGCATATGGCCCGATCATAGCCAGCTAGGTGAAAGCGGGTTGACGTGGTGACCGCCCGCATCGATCTTACCGCTGCCCTAGGTCAAGGATGCAGTAATGAAAACCCTTCGCGATGTGGTAGCCGAACGCTCAGGTCCTGAATCAAATAATTTTCTGATTCTTCGTCTCGTAGCGGCGACACTGGTGATCTACGGGCACTCATATGTACTCGCGGCGCCGTGCATGGACTGCCGGGACGTCGCATCATCGATCACGGGATCGACTGAGATCCTCAGCCACCGCATTGGCCTGTTCGCTTTCTTTGTCATCAGCGGCTTCCTTGTCACCAAGAGCTGCCTTGAATCATCATCGGCGGGAAGCTATTTCGCCAAGCGCGTCCTCCGCATTTTTCCAGGTCTTGCCGTGTGCTCCGCGATTCTTGCATTTGGGCTTGGGCCTGCCTTCACAACACTTCCACTATCAGAGTATCTCGGTAGCTATACGACATGGAGCTACTTCCTCACCAACGCGTCGACTTACCACATCGCTGCCGATTTGCCCGGAGTGGCGCTGCGCTCTGGATCGTTTGCCACAGCAATCAATGGAAACCTATGGACGATCCCAGTTGAGGTACGTCTCTACATCCTAGTTGGAGTCGCCTCTGTAGCGGCGTGGCGCTCCAAGATCGCCCTGAATCTTCTAGCAGCTGCATTCATTGTCATGGGAGCTTTCGATCTTCTTCCGATGATCACCCATGGCGCTTGGGAGTATCGCCTGGCCGCACTATTCGCCATCGGTGCGCTGATGTACGTGAACCGCGACTGCGTACCTTACAGCCCGGCATGTGCTGTGCTGCTCGTACTCATCGCCATCTTGTCCCAGGGCACACAAGCCTACTTCTTTGCTTGGTCAGCTGCTCTGGTCTATGGCGTGATGGTGATGGCCTACGGTCGGAAGATTCCACTTCCGCGCTGGCTAGGCGACTACAGCTATGGCATCTATCTTTACTCGTTCCCTATTCAGCAGCTGGTGGCTCATTACCTTCCATCCGCTGGCCCGCACAAGATGTTCCTCATAGCTGCTCCGCTTGCTTGGGTGGCTGGAGCTATCTCGTGGACGCTTATTGAGCAGCCAGCCCTTCAATTTAAGCGCAAGGCGTTCGGCGGGACCGCAGGAATCGTCGCTCCAGCAAACCATTGAGCAATGGTCGATCACGCGAGCATAGGCGTGAACTACGCAGTAGGTGGCGGAGAGAACGTCCAAGACCCCGAGACCTTTTGAGCTAGCCACCGCTCAGCCGGCATCGGTTCAACATCGGTGACGTCAACCCATTCCATTTGCGGATTGAACAGCGTGGTTATGTCAAGGTCGGTAGACAGGATTTGGTCAACCACCCCTTCATTGATATAGGCATAAGTACGCATCAGGCAAACTCCTCTACGATCACAATGCCGGCCGTTCCAACCGATCCTGAGACTGCGGCGCTGGAGGCGATATTGATGACGCCATCACCGCCCGAGCCAATCGAGTTGCCAAACGTCGAGGCGCCTCCAATTCCCGAGGCACCAATCGTCAGGCTAAGCGCAATTGTTGTCGTTCCTCGTGCTCCACGGGCGTTGATAATTGACCCTCCAACAGCCAAACCAGGCGAAGATCCATTGCTTGCGTAGGCTCCACTCTGTAAGGCAGATGTTCCGCCGATTCCGCCTGGCGCAGATACCAGGGCGCCGAACGAGCTTGCTCCACCATTTCCACCGGCTGCACCAGATACCGCCGCGCCACCTGCGCCCACGGTAACCGTCACACCCGAAAAACCGGATGTGATGAAGCTCTCGGCGTAAGAGCCCGCAGAACCGGGCGCCCCCAGACCTACCTGCGATGAGCTTGTCGCCGGACTTCCACCGCCGGCACCGCCGCCGCCAAGAACGCGCACCCGAACCTTGTTAGTTCCAGCAGTCGGCGTGTAGGTGAACGTGCCAACCGTGTTGAAAATCTGGATATTGAGTAACCGACCTGCTGTGGCCTTCTTAAGGTTCGAAAGCAATGTCGACGTGGTGCCATCATCGGCAGCGTTTTGGCCCGTGTTATCCACGATAAGCTGCGCGAGAACTGCTGACATGATGGAAGACTGGCGCCACACTTTGTTCAACTGAGCCGATTGCGCCACTCCAGAAGAAAATCCATTGGCGAGGAGCGGCGTAAGACCGGCATAAGTAGGCTGGTCGATAACGTTCGCGCCAGCACCTACCGCAAAGGGCAGGAAATCATTAGTTGCCATTCGAATCTCCAAAAAGAAGGCCGCCCGGAGGCGGCCTGACGTCGAAAGTGAAAGCGCTAGAGTGGATTAGCCCACGATCCGGCATCGAAGCCAGATACATATGGCCCAGTCATGTCGAATCCGAAGATAGGGGCTCCATCAGCGGAGGTGACGACATACGTGGATACGCGGACTCCCTCTGGCTTCAAGGGGATGTAGCCCCCTGACAAAAGGGCAAGAAAAATAGCCGATGGGATCTGTCCGGAAATGCCGATGAGCATCGACATGTCCTGGTTGTCCTGGATGAAGACCTGGGTGTCGCCGTTGAATATGGTCTCGAGAATCGCCTTGGTTGATGCCAGCGTACCGTCCCAATGGTTCGCGCCGATCTTCGCCCGAATGAGAAGTCGGTAGGTGTCATCATCCAACAAGGTAATACCCGTCGACGGATCGAAGGGTCCTTGCCACACGCCCTGATCGAATCCAACACCGATGATGTCTAGAGAGAAGTACACGCCGGTGAGTGGCGTCTTGACCCTGCGGCCAATGCCAACCCAAAGGCCTATGATGTCGAGCTGGTCGCCAGCGGCCTGGTCAAGATCGAACTTGGTAATGAAGCTGGCCAGTGCATCCTGCTGGGCTCCAAAACATCCGGCGACGGCATGCACCATCGCCATGAACTTCGGCTTGTCGGCATGCTCCGAGGTGATTAGGCCCGTATATTGGCTTAAGTCGGCCATATCAGCTCACCGTCAACGTTACGCTAGCGGGAGTGCACGTCGAGACCTCATTGAAGGCAAGCGGGACGTCCGGGCTGCCAGCCCCACCCGGACCGGTCAGCGTCAAGGACGTCAGCTTGAAAGTGTTGCTATTGGGTACGCTGTTCGCCGCCGTGATCGCATCGGCCCATTCAACCGTACCGCTCGTTCCGCCGCCTATATCCACCGAGTTGATATAGTCCGAAACGGCCTGCTGGACGGAAGCGCCAATCGTTGAGCTGTAGCCAGACAGTGCTTTCAGACTGATGGCCACTGTGATGGCTCGAGATGTTGGGCGGTAGAACTTGATGGCTATCGGACGGCCGTAGATATCGGTGACCGTCACCGACGTCGTGCCATACGTGCCCGTTCCAGGCGTCTTCTTGTTGGCGATGGCCGTCGCAATCGCCATCGCATCGCCTCCCTCCACGACCAGAGAGATGCTATGGCTAGGTATGCCATTCGCGTCGGTAGCGTTCGTGTCGTTCTCGTAGGCTCGTACGCGAGACACGCCGGTAATCGAGGCTACTGCACCCACCGTTCCGTCCAGGACGGTCAGCGAAGGAAGAGCCGTCGATACGGTCTGCCGATACCTGAGATCCGCATCCGATTCCACAGGAGCGCCTGGTGCCGCGTCCGATGGGTTGGTGACTGACTGCCAGCCGAGGGTTGGCGTACGAATCGTGGTCACAGTGCCAGCTGCCGCCTCGATCGCCCCAATGGACTGGCAGGTCGCCGTTACCGTGATCTGTCCAGCAGGAGGAATCGTGACGGAATTCGGAAGGCTCCAGCGGACGCCGTTGGAATCCTGGACGACGCCATGGTTGATCGTCGTTCCGGTCTGTCCTGTGATCAAGAGATCAACGGTCGAATAGCTGGCGATCAGGCGAGAGATGCCATTGATCTTCACATTATTCGACAGTGCTGCGCCCTGGCCGGTGGCAGGACTCATGCTGTTGTAGATCTGGATGCAGGCGGCGTTCGTGTCGCTGATGGCCTGGGCGATGACAGCAATGAACTGGCCATCCTGGCTGTCTGGCTCCAGATAGACATCCGCCCCATAGATGCCACGGTATTGCGCTTGCAGGTATGCCAGGACATCGTCAAACGACGGTGCACTTATGCCGGTCGATGAGATGACAGGAGCGGGGCTGGTGATCACAGTGTGGTCTCGATGGAAGACTGGCCGTAGATGGTCGTGATGGTGGCCTGGACGCTAAGAGCTCGCGTGTCGGCATTCCGGCTGCTGTCGTAGGTATCCAGGGATGACAGACCCTGGGTGCCGATGATCCGGTCCTTGATGACCGTGTCATAGGCATTCTGTGTGTACTTGCCGAGTACCTCCTCACGCCACGGCGTCCCCTCGCTAAGGTCCAGGAACCATTCCTGGGTGAACAGCCTTAGTCGTGTCTCAACGGCCTGGGCGACTGCCTCTGGCTGATCTCTGTAGAAATCCGCCTGCCCATGACCGAAGGTGTAGTCGCCATTGGCATCAAGCTTTCGATAGCGCATCGCTACCCCATAAAAGCGAAACCCCGCCGAAGCGGGGTTTGTTGGTTATGGACATCCCGATACTTGGTACGTCCTGAATTGTTCTTGCCAGAATGGGCTAGGAGTACCGCTCAGGCCGTCGCTGTAGGGCTTCCTTAAAAGCTCCTGGCGCATCGCCGAGCAAAGGTACGTTCTACGCTGCTCGGGCGTCATGCGGTTAAGCATGGCCTTGAACTTGGCGTTGTATTGGTCTTGGTACTCTCGACCTCTGGCATCAAGTTCAGCGGACTTTTTCTGGTACTCAGGATCACGTTTTAGCATCTCATCGCGCGACGGAGATCGGTGCAGCACACCATTCTCGAAGCGAGCGTAACCACTAGGGTGAGATGGATCGTAAGGGTCTTCCACAGTCTTAACTGACTGCGCTACCAGTCCCCCTGAGGTTAGAAGGAAGAGGACAGCCAGGAATGGTGATATACGCATTAGTTGACCGCTCCACTGTTACCTGATCCCGTCTGAACGCCATTATGCGTGTGCGTCTCATCGATCCGCTTGCCATTGGCAGACACCTGCCCCGTGAATGTCGTGTTGCCATTGACGTTCAGTGGGCCGGTGAGATTGATCCCGCCTGGCGCAATGACATTCACGATGTGGCCGACCGGGTCAAGTTCCACATAGGCCGTTCCATCATCGCTCCTGAGCTGCGTCTTACTTGTGCTGATGCCACCAATCTTGTGGGCCTGAGACTGGGCGCCGACCATGACGAAGGCATCCGACAGCGAATGTTTCCTGGCATCGCTCGGAGGCTGGACGCCGCCCGATTGTGCCCAGCCATCGATGGCTCGCGAGGCAAAATGAACGATGCACTCGTCGCCCGGCTTGATGGGGAACGTCAACGTACACCCGCCACCCCGGGGGAAGATCACGGGCACATCCGTAAGCACGGGGAAGTTAACCGCGGTGCGATTACCCGATGAGTCTGTCACCTGCCCCGAGATGCCTATCTGCACAGTTGCCGTCACCGTAGCCGCGTCGAAGGCAACGATATACCCAGGAAGGCACGTCCACAAAGACGCCTGAAGAGCGCCTATCGCGGCCCTCAGAAGTTCCTCGTAATCGCCGTATCGCTCCCTAGCGTCCATCGGGCACCGCCGTAAGAGTGGGACCAGTCAGTGGCGCCGTGCCATCCACGGCCACACCGATAATGTAGGTGTAGAAGGGCTGCCCGCGCGTGTCGCCCACATGGGTGACGCAGAGCGCCTTGTAGTATCCATCCGCATCGGTGCCGGCCGGTGGAAGCGGCGCGGACCCGCCAGGCTGGTAATTCGGTCGCTGGACCTGCGTTGCCAGACTTGCGTTGTCGATCTGGATTTGGCCGCCAGCCTTCACCATGGGGTTTAGGAGGCATTGGACCTCGATCCCTTGGATCGTTTGCACCGGCGTTCCCACCATACCCGTCCCCGCGTTGATCACTGGCACCTGGGAAGGGATGTAGGAGGTCTTCGGGACAAGGTTCAGCTTGCCGTCCTCGATGTTCCACTCGCATCCCTGCGTCTCGGCAAACGCCCTCATGTGGTCCCTGAGCATGCCGTAGCAGGCAGCACCACGGGTTGCCGGGTTGCCGATGAAGGTCGGCCGAAAGCCTGGCTGAATGTCGTAAGCCTTAGCCGCCGTCATCATGGCGTTGTAGTAGTCGTCTGGTGTCCAACCCTTGGCCAGCGAGGTGTTGAGGTAGGCGTTGTTGTACGCCTGATCCCCATCCTGGCCGAAGACGTCTACATAGCTATCCGTGGCGTTTTCCTTGCCCCGCTTAACCATGGCTACCTGGCCCTGGAAGATTAGGCCCACATTGTCGCCATAGCCGGCATGCAGCTCGACCCTGGTGTACTCGTTCTGGATCTTCTTGGCCGTCTCGTCGGCGACGTTGTAGATTCGGATGTCCGCCTGCTTCAGCGTCTCCACCGTGGCATTTCGTACGGTGAACTTGATGTGCAGCTGGGAAAGGTCGATCGCCTCGCCACCGGCCTGGCCGATGACCAGCTTGACCTGCCTAATGTACTGCCGTGTCATGCCTTGATCACGAAGTAGAGATGACTCTCGGTTCCGAGGTTGTCGTAGGTAGGAACCGCGTCGGGATCGCCATCGGTCGATACAACGAGGCTCCCGCCAATGCCAAGGTGGGCGTACTGGCCCAAGAGATCCGTCCCGGTCACCAAGGGCACGCCATGGAGGATTGGATTTCCCAACTGGTCGGCAATGTCCATGACCCAGCCAGAGCCTGCACGCCACATCACGGTCAGGATGTACTGGACATTCGACAGCAGCACCTGGACCCGCTGAGGCTTGGCCACCAGCGGAATCTCATACACGTTGTAGGCCACATCAGCCTCCGAAAATCGACTGCACGCCCTTTGACATCTTGAACAGGATGCTCTCGGGCTGCTGCTGTGGCTGCTTCACGCCGACGTCGGACGTCGGGGTGTTCTTCTCAGGATTGGCGAGCTCGGCCTGTGGCTTCAGCGTAGTCTGTGCCGTATCGACGATGATGACTTGCTGAAACTGAGCCTCGACGAACAAGGCGTTTTCGGAATCCTTGTCCGTGGTTACATCAAGGCTCTTCAGCAGCATGTTCTTGTAGGTACGCTTGCCCGTCACCAGATCGAAGGGCTCGCGGTTGTCCTGGAGCGCGAGTAGCTGGTCGTAGGCATCCTTTACGGTCGGAAGACTCATCCCCAGGTTGAATACCGAGGCACTATCGCTCCACCCGCAGCGCATGGTCACAGTCGCCGGTGCCTTGTAGCTGTGATCCGTGATGTTCGCGCCGTTCTGGACGGGGTGGCTGGTGATGACCATCTCATCGTGATGGTGCTCCTCCAGCACTACCTGGGGGATGATGCCGGCGATGCTCCTGCCGCGTCGCAACAGTACGTTGAGCACCTGACCGCCGACGAGCAGACCGACTTGCTGAAAGATGCTCACGTTGCCGTTCCTGCCTTCAGGTTTCGGGTTGCCCGGTCGTTGACTTGGTTCTGGCGAGCCGCGATCTCGTTGGCCGTTTCCTGAGGCCTATCAGAGCCATACACCGTGATGTTGGTCGTCTGGTTGAGACCTGCGCCGGCGGCCTGCCTGAACATGGCATCCGAGTACGGGTTGACCCCGTTCTCGTGCAGCGTGATGGCCTGCATGAGCTTTGCCTTCGTCGCCACATCGTTCAGATCGAGTTGCGCATCGGGACTGACGCCGAGCGCTCCCGAAACGGCCGCGATATAGGCCGCCGTGTTGTTCTCGTTCTTCGGCGCGTAGGTGCTGATGATGTCCCGCACGTTCTGAAGCTTTCGGTGACCAGCGGCTGCGGACTCTCCGTTGTAGTAGAGGCCAAGTTGCCGGCTTAGGGCATTCAGTCCCTCTTGGGCGGTAGCGTAGACGCCGAACGATCCACCCGGACCCGTACGGAGGTTTCCGGGGTTGTTGTTGCGTATGCCAAGCGGATCACCAGGATTCGTCGATCTGGCCTGAGTGGCATTCGACGGCGATCCGTCGCCGATACCAGCCTCCTTCCAGAACTCCTCCTCCGATTTGTCGAGGAGAGCCTTTGGGGCGTTGCCGTTCGGGTAGTTCTTCCGAATGACCCACTGTTTCGGGCTCATTCCACCGTGCTCAGCTCGCCAGACGGCCTCCTGCGCCTCTCGGTTGCCGAAGAAGGCAGCAGCGCGAGCAGTGAGATCGCCGATCTTGTCGCCTGCCTTCGTGCCTCCCAGGGCCTTGTCCGAGATCTCCTTCATCTTCTCGAAGGCTTTCTCAGTCCAGCCAATAAGGTCCTTCAGCCACTGAATGAGCGTCTTGATGCCCTCAGTGGCCGCCTTGATGCCAGGCTCCCACTTCCCCCAGTCGATGAGGCTCTTGCCACCCTCCTTCCAGGTTCGGTAGTCGTCCCACAGGGCGACGATCGCCGCAGCCAAGGCAAGGACAATCCCTACCGGGCTCATGGAGATGACCTTGTTGAAGGCCCACCAGGCCGCCACCAGGAGACCAATGGTCTTGATGAGGTCTTGCGTTCCCTCGTCCAGTCCCTCGAAGCGCTGGATGATCCAGTTCACAGCATCAACCGCACGCATGGCGATCTGCGTCAGAATGTCAGCCAGCCAAAGGGCGGCCTTGATGACGGATGCAATGACATTGGCGATCCGGTCGAAGTTCGCTACGAACTTCTCCCGAAAGCGCTGGATCTGGTTTCCTACGCCGCCCGCAAGGTCAGAAGTAACCTTCATCCATAGGATGCGGATCCAGGCCACCACCTCCCGCATGGAGTTCATGAAGTCATGCGAGGACTTCGCCGCCGCATCGGCATCCAGACCGGCTGCGCGGAGCATCTGACGGTACTGCGCTTCCGCCCCACCAAGACCCTGGCGCAAAGCCATGAGGGTCTTCTCGTCGAAGCCGAAGAGGTTTCCGTACTGCCTGGCACGGTAGTAGGGCATCCGAGCCAGTCGAGAGCCGATGTCCTCCATGATGCGGGAGGTATCGCGCAACTGGCCGTTGGCGTCTCGAGTCGCGACGCCAAGGCTGCCGATCAGGCCTTCCCCGCCCGGGTTCTCCCGGATGAAGCGCGCCAGGCTTTCAAGCGACTGGCGCGCTCCCTCCACGCTGGAGCCCATCTGCCCTGCTGCGAAGCCCACGGCGAGGATGTTCTCGGCGGACGCTCGGGTCCGCTGGGACATGTAGTACAGGTCTTCCAGACCCGACGCCATCTTGGCGATCGACGCCAGGGCCGTTCCTGCCGCCGCGGTGGCCGCCGCGCCGAGGGCCACCACAGCCTTGGTGGCTCCTTCCACGCCATCGACAAAACGGCGCTGGCCCGTCGTGTCCACCTTGTAGCCAAGGGAGACCAGAAATTCGCGGATGACTTCCGTACTCATGGTCTCAGGCTTTGGGCTTTGATCTTGTTTTCGTCGATGACGTCAATGGCGTCGTTGAGCAGCGCGACTTGCTCGAGGTCCAATGTGCCGTCGATCAAGCTCTCGAATCGGCACATCTGCCGCATGACCGGCCGCAGGAGCCAGTCTTCGCCGTCAGGGAGAGACGCCCAGGCTACGCTGCCGCCTTGGCCGAATTCAGTTGGCTGACGGCGCTTGCGTGAAAAAAACTCCCCAGGTTCTCCTGGATGACCTTCGCAGCGATCTGGAGCATAGCGGCCATGTCGATGTCCTCGAACATGATGTTCTTCGCCACGAAAATCTGTGCCCATGCCGTTCCCTGCTGCCGCTGGACCACGGCCAGGCAGGTATCCAGGATGTAGTCGCAGTCGTCGTCCGACATCTTCGCCACGGCGTCCGCAATGGGCTGGAGGAAGTGGGCGAAGTCCTCCGCCGCACTTCCCGACGCGGTAGCCAGGCCGCCAAGCACAGGGGCGAGCCGGCGGGAGACGTGGAATTGCTGACGGGCGTTCAGCTTGGACGAACGATAAGTCTGCCCATTGATCTCGAATTCCATGTCAGGCCTCAGTAAGTGCCGAGAATGCTATCGATGTAGCCGGCGTCGAAGGCCCATTCGACCGTTCCGCCGTCCTTCGCATAGGCCATATTTGGAGCCTTTTTGAAGGCCACGGCTCGGCACCCATTGTTGTCGCTGCTGGCTTTGTTGTTGATGGAAATGACGTTATTCCCCCACAGCGACGATGACGTCTTCTGGAGGTTGTACATCGCCATCAGCTGGGCATTGACCGGCGACGTCTTCAGCAGCCGGACGGTGACGGTGCCCGCATTGCCGGCATGGAGGCTGTGCATCACCTGCCCATCAGCGCCAACCGCCATGTTGTTCTTGTCTTCCGCCATCTCGATCGTGATGCCCTCTTCGGCATTGCCGGATCCGGACCCGAGATTGAACGAGCCGCCAGGCCCAGTGATGGTGGCTTGGACGTCGAGGAAACTGTAAGCGCGACCCATGGCGGCTCCTTAGCGATTCACATTGATGATGACGTTGGCGAAATGCACGGCGCCCGCCAGCTTTACGGCGACCTGGAGGGTCGGGGCCTTGCGTGCCTCTCGATCTGCCTGAGACTGGGTCGACAGCGGCGGCGCGTACACGTAGTAGCCCTTGGAGAGCATCTGGCCCTGACTGATGGCGCCGAAGCCTGGAGCATTCCATTCGCCAGGAGCAACGAGTCCGTTGTTCACGGCACGCTCGCAAGATGCCTCTGCCGCTGCCACCAGCTGGTTGATACCGGCATCCGTCTGCGGGATTTTCGTTGGGCTGGTGTAGAGCAGGTTGTAGATCGACGTCTGCATGTCGTTCTGCAACCAGTCCAGGCCGTGCACTTCGTCGAAGAAGTACCCGTTGACCATCACACCTTCCTGGATGATGGCGGTGGAGTTGTTGTAGGCCACGAAGACATTGCAGTTCTTGGCCTTGAGCGCCGACGCCTGCGTCTCGTTCAGCACTTCGGCCGCAACGCCAGGCTCCTGCTTGAACTTGAGCGTGATGGTCGAGTTGTTGGCCGTGAAATCGACGGTGAAGGCGCGGCCGTACAGGGAAGCCACCGCATAGGGGCTGCTGGACGAGTACTGGGTGAAGGTCCGCTTGTAGTTGAGCCCCTTGAGGACGTACGGGAGGTCCGTGGTACTCACGGGATCCAGTGCCGCGCTCGCCTGAGTCGTGATGCCGTAGATACGGCTCGGACTGGCTGACTCAATGTAGCCGGCGACGGCGAGGTGATCGGCATCCGACACTGTGGCGTCGGCCACCATCAGACCATACCAGTCACCGTAGGGCGCGCAGGCCTGCACGGCGGCAAGGAGCGATTCGGATGCGATGCCATTCACCGGAGCCGAAGCGACGCCCTGCGTCAGGCCCAGGAGTCCGGAGATATCCGTGCCAGAGCTGGGCGCCGTCGCATACGTCAGCGTCGACGTAGCACCGGTGGTGGCGCTGGTCACCTCGAAGCGGTTGTAGGCGGCGTTCCACACCACCGTGGCTGAGCCAGCCAGGGCCGTGGTTACCTTCGATGCCACACCGTTCAGGTTCGTCACCGTCGACAGGTCGATCGCCGACAGGGACTTCTGCGAGCCATCCACCGTGATCTTCATGCCGCCGGACGTGACGGCCGTGAAGTTGGACAGCGCCTGCTGGGCGGTCGAAAGGACACCGCCGTGGAGAACCGCAGAGGTGGCACTCTTCGCCCACCGTCCTACATAGAGGACGGACGGCTGCGGCGACTGCGAGAAGAACAGCGCAGCCGCGGCGTACTCGGGTGCCGACGAGCCGAAATCGGTGGCGACGCCATCGATATTGCTGTACTGGCGGACACGCTCGGCGGTGTCGATGACGGGCGACGAGCCCAGGATCAGGAGCGCGCCGAAGTTGCGCACGGCCGCCGCCAACGGCGACATGACCACCTGTACGTTGACGACATCGCTTACGGAAAGGCCTTGCGACATGGGGATACTCCGTTAGGCATGGGTATCCGTGTCGGTCTCCGTGGGAGCCGACAGGATGTTGAGGATCGGGTAAATGCGTTCCACCTTTCGGCGGATGCGGATCGGCACGTCGTAACGGCGTATCCACTGCTGGTTGATGAGTTCGGGTGCGGCGATGACCCTGCCGACATCCGTCAGGTTCATGCCATTGGCTACGAGCTGATCGCGGTTCTGGGCGACGTAGAGACCATCCCGCAAAACCTTGGCGTTTCGGCTGCCGTTGGGGCCGTAGAAAGAGGCCAGGACATGGACCGTCTCGTGACTGGCGAAGATGTCGTGCCCGTCGCCAGTGCCTTCATGTTCCTCGACCGGATAGTCGTCCTGCTGCTCTTCCGTCACACCGATGGCACACCAATCGACGGACGGCTCCGGTTGCTTCGGCACGGTGGCTTGCCAGCGAGGCCTGACCATGGAGCCAGGCAACCCGCTGATGCCAACCACGACTTTCTGAAGAAGGTCCTCTAGCGCGGCGTCTTCCAGTGGCGCAGGGCTACCCGCTGGCGACAGATAGCCGCCAGTGGACGAGTCATTTGCCATGGATCAACCGCCTGAAAGCTTGATGGGAGCGCAGATGGCTGCTGTGAAGCCTTCGCCGTAGGTCGTCCAGTCCGAGACGTTGATGACCGTGTACCAATCACCTTTCCAGCTCAACTGATCGGCGTTCAGACCATCCTTACCGGCGACCAGGGGAAACTTGGAATGGACCATGATCGATCCAGTGACGTAAGAACCCTCGGGCAACCGCTTGAGGATGTCGCCTTGATCGTTGGTGACCACGCCAGCGAAAGGGGTATCGGTCGGCGTATCCACAGCTCGCCCGTCGTCACCCACCACCTGCACGTTGCGCCGGCAGACCAACGAACGATCGACAAACTCGCGCGAGAACAACACGCGAGTCACGTTGAGGCGGGGCATGGCTTAGACCTTTCGGATGACGTAGGTGATCGAGTTTCTGAGCTGGCCCGTGTCGATGAGCGGAACCTCGCCGGTGCGTCCACGCCGACGCCTCGCCTCAAGGGTGGCCTCCGCGAGCGGCGGCGGAACACCTGAGTTGATGTGGCTGCGCACGGCGTTCTGAGCCACGATCCCGGCAGCATGCATGCGCTTGTTGGCCGCCTCAGCGTCACCGCTCAGGGCCTCTTGAGCGCCTTTCTTGAGCTGTGCCGTGGCGTCCGGAATAGCGTGCTGTACGCCAGGAACCAGGAAGGGACGCGCCGGCAGGTTGTTCACCGGTGAGCCGTTCTCCTGGATGTAGCCAATGGTGGCGTTGTTGATCGCCTCGCCGTCCTGGCGTTCGGTCGTGCTGGCCGGGATACCGACAAGGACCTCTTCGGACGCAAGCTGCTGGATCGATCGTAAGACCTTCTGCAACTCGTCCTTGGTGACCTTGACGCCCATCAGCAGCCTCCGAACTGAATACCCCCGGCACCCACCATGCGTGCGAACTGGAGGAACTGAACGCCGTACCGCGTCATGTTCCAGAAGCCACCGTCCGTCAGGGTCACCGCGCCGGCGTCATAGCCGACCGAGACCTTGTCCACGGCCTTCGCCGTTGTGGGTCCAGTGACTTCTCCTGGCGTGCTGCCGTCCGCCGCGTCCTGACTAGCCTGAGCGGCCAGGACGAGGTGGTGAGCGGCGAATAGCTCCTGTCCAAGCACCCACCATGCTCCCCACCGGTCTTCCGGGAGGGAGACCGCCGCGACACCCAGCCAGAGGTTGACCGCAGAGTCCGGGTACACCGTGGTATCCGAGAACTCCGGGAAGTCTTGTCGTAGCTGGGTGGCGGTGACGGTCATGGTCAGTTCTTCTTGTTGCCCTTCGCGGCTTCGACGTCGGCTTTCGCCTTGGCCTCGGCGGCGGCCTTCTCTTCGGCTTCCATCTTCGCCAGCTCTTCGGCGTCGGCTTCGGCCTGGAGCTCGGCGTCGGTCTTGGTCACGCCCTTGGGCACGTCGGCCGAGTGTGCCTTGGTGTACCAGTGATCGGCAATGTCGGACTCCAGGCGCTGGATACCGGCCTCGATCTTCTGAATGACCTGCTCACCATCGCGAACGAGGGTGAGCGTGAAAGCCTTGACGATGTTGACGAGCTTGCTGGCCATGGTCAGATCCCGTCCGCGTACTGGGCCGTTTCCGGATAGACCCACTCCACCACGCCCAGGCGGCCGTAGTAGTAGGTGAGCTGCGTGATGCCGCGGTATTCCAGCGGGGTACGCTGGAGCGGGACCAGCGGGAAGCGGACGCGATCCTCTTCCTGGGTGTAGGCCACCATGCGGTCCGTGCCGCCGGCGCCGCGGCCGGTCAGCCACTTGCAGGGCTGGATGTCCAGCGGACGGCCGTTGATCGCATTGGACAGCGAGTTGTCCTTCAGGAACTGGAGGATCGAGATGTTGCCCGCCGAGCTCACCTTCTGGCTGTTGATGTACGCGAACTTCGTCGGGGGCAGCAGCAGCTTGCCCGGGACGACGGCGTACGCCGAAGAGGTCCAGGCGTTGGTCAGCACCGTGTTGACGTCGGCCAGGATCTCGTCCGGCGTCTTCTGGGACCACAAGGGCGATCCGCCGGCGCCGTTGACCACGTTGGTGGCCGTAACGAGCGGCGAGTTGACCAGGCCGAAGACCCCGAGCTGGCCATCGCCGATGTAGACCTGCTCATCGACATCCATGTTGTACTTGAGCTGCATGCCCGAGTACTTCTGCTGGTCGACGGGACGGCCAAGCTTCTGAGCGGAGGCCAGCTCAGGCAGCGTCCAGCCAAGCTCCATGCCCCAGAGGGTCAGGGGATTGGCGGTCTTGCCGATGTCCAGCGCGATGCCCTGGATGGCGGTCGCATCCTTGCCGATCCAGCTCTTGCCGTTGGGAGAGGCACCGCCGGCCGCGGCGAAGCTCGAATTGGTGAAGCTCGACACCTCATCGGCGATCGACACGTCCGACCGCAGGTCGATGTCACGCGACCAGGTGACCGAAGCCAGCGGCTCGTGCAGGCGCTGGTCCAGGCGTTCCAGCTCGCCGACGAGGAAGGCGCCGGCGCTGTCGATCGTCTGGCGATCGAAGGTCATCAGACCGTTGTCGCGGGTATAGGCGCGCTTCACGGAGCGCGGGAGGATCAGTTGACTCATGTGTTTGGTCTCCGAAACGCGCCCACAAAAAAACCGCCCGAAGGCGGTTTCAGTGCGTGGCTGCTTTGTGGGTGGGATCAGATGTTGTAGGCGATCTCGACGTTGCCGTTGGCGTCGCCGGCGTTGGTGAAGATGCAGCCGGTGATGGCGATGGTGTTGGTGCTGTCGGCCGCCGCCTCGATACCACCGATGGGCTTGCCGGCCGCAGCGGCAGCGACGCGCACGTAGACCTGGCCGCCATTGGTCGGGCTGCCGGCGTTGTTCTTCACGGTGATGTAGCCACGGCGCAGCGCGTTCGCGATGCCGGTGGTCGGCGGGGTCGCGGTGCCCAGCGGCTCCTGGGCGCTCTGGGTCGGGAACGGGCGCACCAAGATGCCGTACACGGCCGCCGCAGTATCGCCGGCGCCAACCGGCACGAACTTGCCGCTCACCAGCTTGCCGAACAGGCCATAGGCGGAGAACGGGTTGGTGGAGTCGAAGATCTGCGACTCGACGGTGGACTCGAGCTTTCGGCTCACATCGCCCGGGATACCGGACGGCATGCGGTACAGATAAGCATTGGACATGTGTCCTTCTCCTCAGTGATGGTTGCCCGAGCGCTTGGCCCAGAACTCCCGGTTCTTGGTGTTCATGGAGGCGACATCGACCGTGCGGCCGAAGTCGCGGGTGGTGATGCTGGTACGAACGGTGGCGTCGTTGTTGCGGGCCTTCATCAGCGCGGCGGCGCCCATGAAAGCGGCGTTGACCATGGAGGCCGGCATCTTGGCGAAGTTCGCCTCGTGACCGCCAAGGAAGGGGGTAATCGCCTCGCGGCCGGCTTCGGTCTGATAGGCCGCATCCAAGGCCTTCCGCTGGCACTTGCAGAGCGCCGCGGCACGCTGAGCGTCCGTGGTCTTGGCGTCGAAGGTAGGGAGCTTGATGCCCGGGGACAGGATCTCGGCAAGCGAGGGGATGTTCTTGGCCGCGTCGCCTGTGTAGAGCTTCACGCCGGCCTCGTCCAGCTTCTCGGCGGTTTCCGGCTCGGTGAGATCGCCACCATCCTTGGTCTTGCCCTCGTCCTCCTCTTCCTTCTTGGACTCCATCTTGTCCAGCCGCTCGTCGATGGCGGCCAGCTTGTCCAGGACCTTCTTGAGGGTGTCCTCGGTCTTCTTGTCCTTCTCCTCGCGCTCGCGGGCCTCACGCTCTTCCTCGGACTCCTCGTCCATGGATTCCGCCTCTTCGGCCAGCTTCTCGACTTCGTCGGCGTCCTTCGCCTTGAAGGCGCGCATCAGGAAGTCCTTGACCTTGGATTTCTTGGTGGTCTTTGCCATTGCTTCGTCTCCGATTGCGCACCGCGGGCCGCAGCGGCCTCGTTCAACCAGTGCGACGTGGTTGCCTAGGATGTTGCGCTGGTCCGCGCGCCCCGGTTCTTGCTGCTGGTAATCGGCCTCATAGCCGTTGCTGACCTCTTCGATGCCGTCCTCTTGGACTGCCTTGATGGCCTTGGCGTCAGTAATCAGCAGGTCGGCGAGCATCAGGTCCATTTCCATGCCCTGGCCCTGACGGACATTGGCCATGGTGCCGACCTGGTACTGCCGGATGTTCTCTGGAGTGACGAACTCGTCGGGGTGACTGAGCGTCACAGGCTTGCCCTCGAAGCTGGCAAGCGTTTCAGGTCGGAACAGTTCCTCGGGGCCACGGCTGACGCGGATCAACCCGTCTTGGTCGCCCTTGATCATCTCGCCGTCTTCGCCGGCGATCTCACCTTCGGCGTAGAGCATTTCGCCCGTCCGGGCGACTGGTACGCCCTCGCACAGAAGGTAGCCTTCGGGGGTGAGCGACCGCTTCGGACCAAGTCGGTTGACGGTGTAGTACCTGGACCGTCCGGCCCCATCGAAATCCGTGGTCTTCCGCGCCTCCTTATAGGCGATGGCTGCGGCCTGATCAGGCTCGTGGCCGGCCTTGATAAGATCCGCGATATTGGCCTCGATGACCTCGCGGGAGCTGCCTTTCTTCAGTGGCATTGCAGTTCACCGATCCGAATCTTCGTTGCGAGCCTTGCCAAACGCTCGATATGAGCATCACTCGGTACGAATCCGAACCATGCGTTAGTCAAGACGAGAGCGAACACGTACGGCTTCAGCCACCAGCGCACGCGGATGGTGATGTTCACAGTAGCGGTGGCCATGGTCTATTCCGGCAATACAGGTTCGGGCCAGCACCGGCAGTTGTAGATCTGCCCGGCGTGCGTAGTGGTGCCATCGGAAAGCGTCGGCGGCGAATCCCACCGGACGAACTTTCCGTTCATCTCTTTGTGGCTGTGGCGGACATCGCTGTCGCCAGAGGTGCGCCAGATGTAGCCCTCTGAGCCAACATGCTGGGCGCGCGCCTGGGTCAACACGGAGGCGCTACGGGCAACCTCCGTCCTGGCGATCAGGTTCGCCCGGCTGGCCGTGACCTCGCCGGACCGAGCGATCTCCTTGGCAATCTCGCTAGCCCGGGTGGAATCCTCCAGGCCCTTCAACGTCAGTTCGTGCACCCGCTTTGCGGCGTCCAGTGGAAGTGACTTGATCAGCGTGACCTGCTCGTCCAGCAGGCGCTGCATCTCAATGCCCGTGGGCGCGGTGCGGATCTCCTGCTGTAGGCTGTGCGACATCTCTGCGGCCAGCTCTTGCCAGCTCTGCCGATCGCGTCGGTTGACGTCCTCCAGCATCCGGCTGGCCGTCTTCACGGCCCAGCCCTCCAAGGCCTCGGAGTAGCGGCCCAGAAGGTCGGAGATCGTCGGAACCGCCGAGGTATCTCCCGGCGTGAACATGCCAATGATCTGCCCGACCTGCCTAGCTACCCGCCTAAGCTGCGCGGCGTATTGGATCTCCGCCTTCCTCGCTCTCACCTGTCCGCGCTGCTTCCGGCGGTCCCTGGTTAGCGTTCGCATCGGGTAGGGTCTCGCTCAGGTCTGGAAGCTCGTCTTCCGCGGCGTTGATCAGTTCGTCGGTGATGTTCGACCAGACGCCGGATACCTCGCTGGCCTGGCGCAGCTCCTTCAGAGCGGTCTGCTGGCTGATGAGGCCTGCCTCTTCGGCCGATAGCACCGTCCGGGTCACGATCTCGCCGATCTCCGCCTTCTCCTTGTCGGACATCTGCTCCAGGGAGTTGAACTCGAACTTGAAGCCTTTGGGAGGTGCCTTCCCGAGCTCGGAGCGGCAAAGAACCTCCAACAGCGTTGTCACGCCAGGACGAAGCCGGCGCTCCTGCTGCTGGGCGATGTTCTCGTGGTACTGCTTCATCTCGCCGTTGCCGGTCGAGTTGAGGCCCGCGGGAGACTGCCCGAAAAGGCGTACCAGCGGGATCTGCAGCGCGCCCGATAGCTGCTGGCCGAACTGCAACATCAGGTCCGACAGCCCGGAGAATGCATATTGGTGGGCCTCGAACTTGTCCTTGGCATCGAGAAGCGTCAGCCCCTCGTTACTCTGGAAGCGACGGATCATCTCGATGTTCTTGAGCAGGCCCTCCAGCGGAGGGCCGCCCATGCCGATGATCTCGCGCAATCCCTCCACGGACATGGTCCGCAGGTGCGCCTTGTAGACGAGCTGGGCTGCTCCCTGGGTCGTGCTGTCGAAAGCCACCAGACGGTCAAACAGCCTCTCGATGACCGACTGGCCCCAGAGGTTCTCAGCGATCTTCTGCCAGTACGGCAGATCGACGCCGTCCATGCGGATCACGCGGCTGTGGTGGATAAGCTGGCGGGTTAGCGCCATACCATCCGCCACCACGTCGTAGAACTCGGGCATGCCGAAGCTCGGCCCGTACTCCTTCACAAGCTGGTTCAAGGTTGGCTGGACGAGCCAGCGATCCAGGACCATCAGGCCTTTGAACTGGTCCCTGGCGATCGAATCCAGCCGGAGAGGCGTCTTCAGGTCCTGCCCGTCGATCAGCATCACGGCGATCGAACCGCCGTACAGGCGTGACCACTTGATGTTGTCGCAGAGGCGGTCCCACAGCTGCATCCGCTCGAAGGCGCCGGTCAATGCCTCCTGATCTTCCGGAGACAGCGACGTGCTCAGGTCGATGCCGGCGCGCGTCATGTCCTCCGCGACCACATCGACCGCCTGGCCGACGATCCAGCTCGACCGGTACATCGCCTCCATCTGCACGCGGTTGCGGCTGATGTAGTCGAATTGGTAGGTCGCCTGCGCGGACTGGTTGTTGGTGCCGATGCCGACACGCGCTTCGAAGTTGGCGAAGCTATCGCCCACCATGAAGCGCTTGCCCGACTGGGCTTGCGCCTGCGCCTGAACCCGCGCGGCCTGATTTCGTCGCTGCCGGTTCTTGCTCATGATGCGAGTTTGGCCCAGATGTCCAGCGCACTGGCGCCAGGATTGAAACGGATCATCACAGCGTCTGCCAGGTTCGGAGAACGCGTGCCCTCAGGTGCCTTGTCGATCACGATCTTTCCGACACCGTTGATGCTGTAGGTCGGCTGGGAAAGCTCCATGATCAGCTTCTGGAGGTTCGGCAGCTTGCTGGATATCGAGATGATGCTGTCCGGATCGACTGACATCCCCTCAACGACAGCCCGGTAGGTCTGCTGGAAGCGAAGGCGGAGTGACCACCATCCCTGCGCCTTCCGGTTCAGGAAGAGATCCTTGTTCTTCCGTTTCGGGACCATCTCCCCATCGGGATCGTGCACCTCTCCAGAGCCTCGGAACGGCTCAGCCCTACGCAAGGGCTCGCCACGCTGCCTGCGCCCCTCATTGATCACCCTGGCATCACCACGAGCACCGGCGCCCAACCCGTCTGCGTCATACTCGAACGATGGATAGTCGTTCGCGTCGCAAAGCAGAAAAGCCTTCTGCACTGTGTCGAAGATGTCTCCGCCCTTGCCAGACCATTCTTCCAGCACATCCAAGAGGATGCCTTGACCGCCTGCAAAGGCATTCTTGTCTAGGCCCTCATCCGCTACGTCCAGGGCGCCACGAGAGCTTCCCGTGATCGGAATGCCTAGCTTCAAGTGGGCATCAATCGCTGCCTGCACCCAAGCGGATGGAATAACCACGCCCTCAACTGAGGCTGCGTAGTCGATATCTATCTCCTGCGCCAGGGTTACCGGGTCAAGCTTCTGGCGTTGCTTCTCGTACCAGGCCTCGTCCTTGCGCGGATCGTCGCGCCAGTGGAACGTGAAAACCTTGGTCTTACCGCTGAAGCGACGGTTAGCGAATGAGTTGCCTCGACCGTTCGGTGTCGAAATGTCCTGGCGGCAGTTCGTCGTAGCCGATAGCGATGCGTCTACCAACTGCGGGCGAGCCAGGAAGGCCGACTCATCCACGATGTAGAAGCTCGAACGTCCGCCGCGGCCAATACCGTCGCCAGCCTCGCCAGTCATGATCGATCCCGTCTCCGGGAACTGGATCTTCATGTATGAGGCGTGGATGCCGCGCTGCCAACCGCCGCGGAATTCCGCAGGCAGACCGGCCAGGAATATTCGCGCCTTCTCAAACAGTGAATCCGGATCGCCGATGACGTCCACGTACTCTTCTTTTCGGGATCCGCACCCCACAGTGATCTGTGGGCGGAATAGGCATACCGCGCAAGACAGTCCCATCGTCAACCACGACA